AAATTGGCATTAAAAGCGTTGTGTTTAAACGTCTTGATAATTTTGCAAACGTAAACTCAGAGCCACCTGCTGAAACTCTACAGCGGTATGAGAGGGACAAACAAAGTTTTGCGCTTGGCAGGGTCTCAACTTTCCAGACAAGGTATAGCTTTTTCAAAATAGAATTTAGAGAGGTTGGCGTTAGCAATAGCACGGTCTTTACAGATATTTCAGCGGGGCAAATTTTTGCAGTACGCGGCAGCAACTCTCAACCCCAGTACAACACAATACGCATAAATCACGACCCTGGCCAATATGAATTTAGAATCGTGCCTGTGGCTGGAAGCACGGCTGACGGGCTTTACGTTGACAATAATACTCAATCAAACTATGTGCAACTCTTGTCAGGCTCAGGTAATAGCGTAATTTTTGCAGGGGGTAACACTTATGTCAGCTACACAGGGGCGCAGGCAAAGATAACAGACGCAAAAGCGTCTAATGATGAGTTTCTATTCAAACGGGTAGAGGCTGGGACGACTGTTGACGGCAAGGTTAAAGCTTTAAATTTTTACAATGTTGGCAAGCTGCCTACTGGCGCTAGTTGGGAGTTAATAGAGGGACCGTTTGTCGATCAAAATGCAGCGACAGCAGAGCTAACCACAGGTGTTTATGTAAACGTTGACAACCCCACAGCGCCAGGGGCTGTGTTCGCTATGTGGGAGGGAGTAAACGTAACTGACGAAACTGGGTCTGTGTATCAATATGAATTAAGCGATTTTGTGAAGACTGTCCCAGCTGCCAAAAAATGGGAAACAAGCGAACCAGGCCAACTTGTTCGGACAAGCGGCACTAATGATTATTATATTCAGTTCGATTCTGCCGATAATTTTGTTAATGCGTTTTATAACGGAGCAAACGTAACTAACCTTGTTGAAGTTCCTAACACTCAAATTAACCATAACGCTCTTTACAGAATTCCAGATAACTTTACGCTAGATGTCGTAGCCGCTCCAGGAGTCGCAACGATAATTGAGCAAAATGTTTTTCAAGATAGCGTGTTTGACGTTGTTAATCAGCGGCCTGCATATTTTGGGGCGTGGGTTACTGATACAGGGGTCAATGCTTTTTGGAACGGAGAGTTGGTTACAGGCAGGGCTGCGCCAGACCTAAATATCGCAGGTATCCAATACATCTACGGCGACGGGTACGCCACTTTGCGACAGACTATCGGCACAACAAAAGTTAGAGGAATTACCCGCGTCAATGTAACGCCGCCTTCATCAGGCAACAAATTTTATTCGATCGAAAAAGGCAGTTATGTAACTACTAGGACAGCTTTAAATTTATACAAACTGGGCAAATACGAATTTAACCAAGATTTTGTTTCTGGGGGCAGCCCGGCTGAATACAGTCATCAAAGCTATTCTGGCAACGGCTCTGGCTTCAAGCTCAATGCGTCAAGCCTTGCGCTTGGCCAGTGGCAGTGGGTTATTGCAAACCCCGGCTCTGGTTATGCCATAGGCGATGTTCTGCGTTTTCAATTTGCCGATAACACTGAGGTTGAGGTACAGGTATCAGAAATTGACTCTGCAGTTGTGGAAGGCGTAAAGCGTCTTCATCTCAATCCTAAAGACGCGATTGCTGATTACCCTAAATTTGATCTTGAAAGAACTAGCCACCAAGACGGCCCAGAGCATGAAGTAGTTTTTTGCAATGAGTTGATACGCAACGTGGATGCGAATACGAATGTTATTGCTGCTCAATACAATGATTTGTCATTGCTTGGCTTGCGGGTGCTAGCGGGTAAGGATTGGACTTCTATGGGCCAGCTCAGCGCCTACATCAAAGAAGGCTTAGCGGTGGAGCGGTTGATCAATGACGACGGCACCACAGCTTCTCTTACTGCAAGCCGAGCCGCGACCAATAATTTTGCTGAGATTGCCTTCAACCTTCTGGTCAGTGATCGTTTAGGTGCAGGCAAGCGCATTCCTAGGGACACAATTGATCGGGATGCAATGGTGATTGCAGCCAAATTCTGCCGCGCAAACGGTTTTCGGTTTGATGGTGTTGTTGGCGACCGTGTCGGCTTGCGTAAGTTTATTCAAGTCAACGCAGCATTTAATTTGCTTGATTTTACAATTGTTGGCGGCAAGTTTTCCTTGATGCCTTCTGTTCCATACAATCCCGCCACGTTTGTAATTGAGCCAGCGCAAGACATAACCAAAAATGTCAAAGCTTTGTTCACTGACGGGAACATGAAAGACATGCAGGTAAGCTTTCTGCCGACGCAGGAACGCCAGTTATTTAAAGCGACAGTTACTTACAGGCAAGAAGAGGAAAACGGGTTTTCGTCGCAGCGGATGACCCAGATACGATTTAAAAATATCGACGGCGGGTCTGATGCGGATCCTGAAGAGTTTATAGACCTCACAAGCTTTTGCACTAGCGTTAAACACGCCAAGCGACTTGCTGAGCACAAGCTGTTGCTGCGTAAGCACAGTGAGCACGACATTCAATTCAAAACGACACCTAGCTCCGCTCTTGGCTTAAGTGCTGGTGATTACATCAAAGTAATCTCAAACTCATCACACACCAGCCGTTTTAATAATGGCAGTGTTGACCAGTTCGGGGGCGTTACTTCAACAACAACACTTGCTGATGGCACGTACTCAGTCTTTTTCTGGCGGCCAGGCCAAACGCAGGTCGTTGAAGGTCAATTGCAAATTGCAGACGGCAAGACAGGCGACCAAACCTTCTTCGGATCAATTTTTACGATTAAGATGCAAAACCAGCAAAAACGCATCTACCGAGTGACAAGCCTGACTATTGACGACGATGGTTTTGTGGAGATTGGCGGCAGTTTTCAGAAAGTAGACCAGGCCGGCAGGTTGGCTATTCTGAATCCTGAAAACACGCTGTTCGACGTTACGGACTGATGGCTGCAGTAAGTTTCCCAGCATTGGTTCCCAGCAGCCGCTCTTACGCGCCAGGGGTGTTCCCTGAGCAGCAATTTCAGTCCCAGAACGGTGCGGTCGTTCGGGTTCGCTACGGCAACCAGCGATACAGCAGCAGCTTGTCTCTGACGTTCGCAAACATCACTGATGCAAACGCTGCTTTGATTTTGCAGAATTTTGTTGACGTGATGGATGATGACAATTACGCGGAGTTCAGCGCAAGCAATGTTGCCGGTGGGGCGTCCATTGAACTTGTCCCGTGGATCAGAGAAACGAATAGCTTGCTGAAATGGAAATACGCATCACCGCCGTCAGTTGCAAGCGTTAAGCCAGGATTGAGTACAGTGACTTGTGAGTTCATTGGCGAGCTTGAGGGTGTCTGACCATGGCTAGGTATTACGCGGGTCAAGACGGCAGTGTCGAGCTTGGGGGCAACGCAGTAGCCAAGGTTGTGCAATGGTCGCTGGCTGCCAACACCGATGCACTAGAGGTGACAACGTTGAGTGAAGACGTAAGGGCTTTCACGGCTGGTCTTCGCACTGCCTCTGGGTCGCTAACTGTTCTGTATTACGACGACGCGCCCGTAAACTTATTGAATCAGGTCAACCAGGACACAGATGCAGATGCTGCGATCACAGCTACAGCACGGCTGAAGTTAAAGTTCGACACTAAATTTTTTGAGTTTGATGCGGTGTTGACCGGTGCTGAGTTGTCTTGTGTTGTGGGTGAAGTCATGCGGGTAAACGTGAGCTACACCATGAGCGGCGATTTCGTCAGCAAGTCATTATGACCGTCTTTGTAGGCAACTCAGGCGTTGTCAAACTGCGCCGCAGCACTCCTTCTGCTACTTTCACAAGTACAGTTGATCCTGGTGATGTAAACGTTTCTAAAAAGCGGTTTAGTTTCGACTTCCCGCAAGAAATGTTGCTGACAGGCGACTTGCTTCAAATTAAAAGCACAAACAATGTCAATTTGGCTTTTATCGACGCTTCCGGCTGGGCCGGAGGCAGTCAATTGCCAGATGGGAACTGGTACATAAGCGTTGATGAGCTTGGTGGGGTTTGCCTTTATGACACGTTTGCCAATGCGTTGAACGGAGGCAGTTCAGGCAAAGTTACTTTAGCCGCGATCACCACAGCCATTCCGATTGAGGTTAAAAGCGTTCAGTCGCAGTACAACATTCTTGGCTTAGTTCGTTCGTTTGAGTTAAACAATGACCGAGAAGTCGTTGACATAACTGCTCTGGGTGATGAATTTCGCAAAAACGAAAGCAGCTTGATCAGCGGCAGCGGCAGGATTGAATGTCAGTTCCACTACGACCCGGACATTGCTGGTCTGGCAGTTGATTCAGAGGTGCCGAGCTATCTGCACGAATTGATCTTGCGGCAAAAACTTGGTGCTGAGTTTGACGCTGAGTTGCACATTGTCGAAAAAGGCAAGAACTTAGACGCAACAGGAGACCAGTTTTATTTTGAGTTCAAGGGCATCGTGACCAATGCTGCAATCGGCCTAGGGACAGGTCAGCTAACGGTTTCTAATTTTAATTTTGTGACCACTGGCGCGATTACGCCCAAGCTTGGGATTGGCCTTGTCCAGAACTTTGTGCTTAAGGAGGACACCGATCGCGTCCTGCTTGAGCAGCCTGGAGGCGGTAAGCTAGAGCTTGAAGATTGATCCTGTAGGGGCTTCAGGTTATGGCAGATCAGAAGATCACCGCCCTGACTGAGCTTGCCGAAGCAGACGTTGCTTCGACTGACGTTCTGCCAATTGCTGACGTAAGCGCAAGTGAGACAAAGAAAGTCAGCGTAAAAAGCCTGGTCGAGCAAGGCGTTGATTTAATTGATGACGCCAGCATCCCAGCAGCAAAATTATCAGCGATCAGCCCTAGCTCGCTTGGTAGCAGCTCTGGGGCGAAAGAATTTATTGCGGGGCCTACTGGCGCAGGCGGTGCTTATACCTCAAGAGTCATTGCTGCTACTGACCTACCTGCTGCGACGGCATCTGCTCTTGGTGGTGCGGCGGCTGGCACTGGGCTCACATCTACTTCTGGAACGTTTTCTGTTGACCCTGCAACTGCTTCAAGCCTTGGCGGTATCAGCGTTCCAACTGCGTCCGGGTTAAGCGTTGATGGCAGTGGCGTTGTATCGCATCAATCCAGCGTCACTGGTCAAACTAAAAACGGTCTTACAGTCAACGCTTCTGGTCACATCACTGCTGTCGGCAGCATTGCAGCGGGCGATTTGCCTAAGGCAACCACTTCTGCAGTTGGCGGCGTTTTTATTGGTAGTGGTCTGAGCGTTACCGGCAGTGGTCAGCTGAATCACACTGACAGTATTACCGCTGGAACCACAAGCGGGATTACGTTTAACGATGCAGGTCACATCACTGCAATTACTGCGCTAACTGCAACTGATTTACCTGCGGGCACAACAACTGCAAAAGGGGCGGTTTCAATCCCCTCTGGAGCGTTATCAGTCAGCGGTGCCGGTGCGCTGACGCACGACACATCTGGCATAACCGCTGGCACGTACCCCAAGGTGACGGTTGATTCGCGTGGCCACATAACAGCGGGCACCACGCTATCTGCTTCTGATATCCCAGACATCAGCGCAGCCAAGCTGACTTCTGGAACAATTGGAACATCATTGATCGCCAATGATGCTGTGACGGGCGGGAAGCTTGCGGACGGTTCTAGCGTCAGATTTGCGGGCGCTCCAAACACAAACGGCGTTGTTGATTTCGGAACCGCTGACTTTAACGGCCAGTTTCTGTATGACGCATTCAACGAAAACCTTTACTTATACGACGGAAACGCTTTTAAGTCGATTGACATCGTCAGTGGTGAAATCGTATTTGCTGGGACGTATGACGCTAATACAAATCTCGTTGCCTCAGTAACTGCCAAGGGCACTGCGATCGGCCTGACTGTCGGTCAAGCATTGATTGCACCTGCAGCGAGCAACCTTAATCACTATCTCACCGTCAGCGTTTCGGGCACCGGCAGTGGCAACGCACCAGCTGAAGCACTTGCGCCGCCTGATTTCCTGCTTTCAACAGGTTCTAGCTGGCAAGTTCTTGACCTGTCAACGGCGTTAGCAGCTACAGCGGCAAACAACGTCAGTTTTTCGGCAACAGGCAATATTTCAGCAACCAACGTTCAGGCTGCGCTTGAAGAGCTTGATACTGAAAAAGCATCACTTGCTGGCCCAACGTTTACTGGAACGACAACGTTTAGCGGCAACGTAACTCTCGGCACGTCGTCTTCACTGGTATTCGAGGGCAGCTCTGCTGATGACCATGAAACAACATTTGCAATAACAAACCCAACCGCTGATCGCACGATTACGTTCCCGAATGTCACCGGAACTGTTATTACAACCGGCGATAGCGGCACGGTCAGCAACACGATGTTGGCTGGCAGCATTGCGCTGACCAAGCTGGCAAACCTGACTTCTGCTCAGCTAATTGTCGGCAACGGTAGCAACGTGCCAACAGCGGTCACGATGTCTGGCGATGCAACGCTGGCAAACACTGGTGCGCTGACAATTGCTAATGACGCTGTGACCGCAGCGAAGCTAGCAGACACAAGCGTTACGGCTGCGTCTTATACAAACGCCAACATTACTGTTGATGCACAGGGTCGAATTACAGCAGCATCAAACGGATCTGCTGCTGGTATTGCTGATATTGCGGCTGACACCACACCGCAGCTAGGCGGAGACCTTGATGTCAATGGGAAGGACATCGTCAGCGTCAGCAATGGTGACATTGAGCTTGATCCAAACGGTTCAGGTCAAGTCATATTTAAAGGGAATTCAACTCGTGGTTCTGGCCAAATCAAGCTGAACTGCGAGCAAAACTCTCATGGCATTCTTCTTAAAGGCCCGCCGCATAGTGCAGCAGCGTCCTACACGTTGACCCTTCCTAATGACACAGGGACTTCAGGGCAGTTGCTCCAGACCAATGGCAGCGGTGTGACGAGCTGGACATCAGCCTTAACTTCTACTGGAATCACAATCGATGGGCCATATGAGCAAGTCGCTGAGGCGGTTTCTGCTTTAGACATTGATTTGAATGATGGCAACTATTTCACCAAGACCATTAACGGTAACTCAACCTTCACTTTTAGTAACCCGCCTGCATCTGGAACGGTTGGCAGTTTTGTGCTTGAGCTGACGCATACGTCTGGGACGGTGACTTGGCCTTCAAGCG